GAGCACGATCCATAATGGGCTTTGCATCAGGAAGCTTGTTATTGACAGTAAGCATGGGCATCTCGAAAGTGCCACCATGCGGGAAGCGAACTAGAGCAACTTGTTCCCCATTGTTATATTTGGGGGCGTAAATCTGGTTTTCCTTGATTCCAGGGAGCGGCAGAATTACGTGAGTTGCCTGACGGGGCAGTGCGGCAGCCTTAAGATGCGAGGCCGAAGAGTCAAGGTCATCTGCGAACGATTCGAGAAGCTTTCGCTTAACAACGGGGTTCGTAAGTGCCGTAATCTCGTCGAACTGCTCTTTCTTGATCTTGTAGGTCATATCGAGCTGTTGACGTGCCAGACCATGCGACTGCTTAGAAAGCATCTGCGAAGGAAGGTTGCGAGACCAGTCTTGCCAGTCACCTTCTTCGTTAACGATGTTCAGAACGCCCTTTTGACCACCAGGTTTGATAGAAGCGCCGAAAGGGTTGTCCTTATCGATTTTACCATTTTCCATCTTCATAGGCTTCATAGCTGCGAGTTTATCGCCCTTGTTAGACTTATTGGTGTTGAACACCATGTCATGACCCTTAGGAATGTCATCACTATACATGGCCATACCCTTAAGGTAATGAGTACCATTAACAGCAATACGAACCTGAGCATAACGAGCATTACCCAATGACAGATCTGCAACTCCACGACGGAGCTCGATCACACCATCCTTCTGAGCGCCACCTTGTTCGGCATAGCGGACAGCTACTCTAGAGAGATCGAGACTCTGGGGAGGCTTAATTCCCAAGAACGTACGGCCACCATCTTCTGAGTACTTAGAGATAGTCTTGATTTGGCTCTTATTAGCATTGAGGTCTGACCAGGTTACATCAGGAGTCGTCAATACCTTAACTTTGGTCATCTTGCCAGTTCCGAGCTGAGGCACGTTAATGTACATCAGACCATAACCTTCATCTTTAAGCAAAGCGACTGCGGTAGAGAGTTTCTGTCGACTGATGCCCATGTGGTTCTCAACACCAACACCAACATCGAGATAGCCGTTCTTTTCGCCAAGTTCCTTCTTTAGAACATTAGCGGTTGAGAACAGAATCTCATTACGGTCTTTAGCTGCCGGATCGAGAAGCGAGCGAACTGAAGATTCGTTAATACCCATAGCTTTACCGATCGCCACATTAGACATGCCTTTTTCTTTAAGCATTCTTGCTTGTGACTCATCAGCAGAACGGTTTAGGGTTTTCACAATTGACTGTGTAGCACGAAGCTCAGTAGTTGTAATCCCGGTGACTCCCCCCACATAGACGATTGCGCCGGTAGTTGGAGTCAGCCTCTCGTCTAGTTCTACGTAGCTGTACTTAGAAGGATCGTATGTTACAGCAGATATTGTATATAGGCTGTCCTCTCCTTCTGAGATTGCTATAACCCTGTAAAGAGCGGCAGGGATGTTGTCATCTGCAATAGCAAAGAAACTGTCCTTAGCTACCGGCGAAGGTAGCGGGGCATCTAACGTAATGATTTGAGTGGTGCCATCGTACTCGAACGTGGCGTCCATCAGGTTACCAGCATCACTGGCGACTGAGAATGTATAGACAACCCCCGGAAGGAATGTCATTTCCGTGTCAAGAGTAATTTCAGTGAGGGTAGCATCAACAACACGCCCGCCACGTCGTTCTAGCGCACGTAAGCTGTCCACGATACTGATAAGGTCTCCGGGCATTGGAATTGCACCCTCAAGCCCTGTAGAGAACGTCACAGCATCCGTTTCGTACGTGTTGGTATATAGCAGCCACTTACCCGCTCTGCGCGCCTGTGCCTTGCTCGTGCAGCCAAACGCCACAGTGGAGGTGTGGTTGATGTAACCAAGAGCCGCGATAGCTTGTTCATCTGCCACATATTCTACGGCCTGCCGATACATGTTCTTAGGGTCATTCCATGTAACAGATACGGCATTGTAGCGCGTATTAACATCACTGCCTTGATACTGGAACATCCCATCAATTACATTAGCATTCGTGAATGTGTATCGGAGCTGCTTCTCACTGTCCTGCACAGGGACAATAGCTCCAGAAGCCCAATAGGTGATGCCCCTGAAGACACTTGCCATGTCCGAGATGACCTTGTATGCTTCGTGCTGCGTTTGGATGTAAAGGTTACATGTGAAGCGTGGCTCCATTCCCCCCTCACCATTCGGCACATACTCGTCGCAATACTGCCCAATGGCATAGAGAGCTGCTGCATCTACAAACGAGGCTGGAACACGTTCCCCCAGTCCATAACGTTTGTTGGTAATAAGATCATAAAAGCACCACGCAGGGTTGTCTGTCCAAGCTGTTTTAAAACTCCCGTCCCAAAAACCTGTGTACTCCCTCGTGAGTGGATTGTAGTTTGTCGGGACTTTTACCTTCAGCATCTTACATAGAAAAGCCCTTGTGGGAATGCTATTAAACTGTGTAGCATCTACAGAAAGGCCTACTAGAGCTGTTCCCGGATATGTAAACTTTTCTTCTGTAACAACAGAAACACTTTGGAACACCGTCTTATTCTGCAAAGCCTCTGACGTGCTGTCTGCTGTCAGACGAATACATCTTACTGTGTAGGGGCTTTCTCCTGTTACCTTGAAGGACGTTTGTTTCTCGTAACTGCTTGTCGTCTTTCCTGAGATAGTTTGCGTGCCAGCATCATCAACATAGTTCCCTGCGTACAGGTTAGTGATCTGCGACCAAGCCCCTTGGATAAGGGTTCCTGCAGGAACAAAGCTAGGAGAGTTCTGAACAAGCAGCCTGAAGTCAATAGTGTCTGTCTTCAGTGTGTCAATAAACACAGAGAGGTCTGACACTGTGAAAGCGATTTGTTTCTGGGCGTCAATCCAAGACGTTCCGCCGTTAAGGGTGTATTGCAGGGTGTAAAGACAAGGAGCTAGAATTTCTGCAGAAGTAAAATAACGTGAAGGATAAACCGTAAATCTCACTTCATATCGAGAATATCCAGTCTGAGGGGTGCCATACGGGACAAAGTTGTAGTTAATCTTTGATGTGGCCGTAGGAACAACTCTCCAAGTTGGATTGTCGCCGCTATTATACTCTATCCTGTAATTAACAGAAGTTCCCCGTAAGTCTCCTGTTGTAGTATCTTGAAAGGTGAGTCTAGGAACTGCCACAACTGCACGAAGATAGTCTACTGATGTTCCAGTTACAGCCTTCTCTACTGGCAGGTTGTAGAGCATCTCTGTGCTAACGGCAAAGGATGCCTCTGTGGTGTTGGCAATGTTCATCCGCGATTGGGATAACGAGCCAGTACGCGTCTCCAGCGTAATGCCTTCTGCGTTATTCGTGCCATCTGAGTTTTGGGCGGCAATGTCATTCAAATAAAGGCCTTTAAGCCCCCCTACACACACCTCTTCAAACTCCCCTTCACCAATCGCATCAATAATGTTGGCATATGACTTTGAACGAAGGCTGTTAGGATCTTCAACGGCTGCCCGTTGTGTCCCTGTGCCGGTGCCGGTGTCTCCGCCTGCCCCGACTGTATACCTCTTCATAAAGCCTCCTAAACTGGAATATCACTTGTTGTAATTGCTGCACTAATAACGTTGCTTCCAACAATCATTTTTCCGTAGCCGATAGCCACGGGCCTTCCTTGCTTTGTGCTGTTTGTTGGGCCGGAGAATAGATAGGATGTTGCGCTATCTACTTCTGCCGTGTCTGCAAGATCTACATTGGGCTTTTTAGAAAGCTTTTCTGCAATACCCCCGGCTATTAGGCCAATACCTGTCATAATCAGGGGGGCAACCCACGGCGATCCCGTTCCCCATGTAACATACATAATAACCAGCCCAACAATTACCATCACTGCTCCGAGCACAATCCTACCCGTGGCACCGGCCCCTTTAACAACAGGTATAATCTTAACAGTGGAGCCTGCTCTTGACATGGAGAAATCCTGAGTAGTACCCTCTAGGCTATAATCCCCTGCCCATACTTCGTATCCAGCTAAGTGGTTGTCGCTGTCAATCAAGTGTTGCTTAAAATCTTTGAAGTTAGCAGCCAATAAGGAGATGCCCTCACGAACTGACGAGACAAACATTGTAAATGTCTTACCATATTTCTCTCCCAGCTCTCCATACAGCTCAAACGTCATTGGCTGCGCTATTGTATTTGTCATTTAAACATATCCTTATGTCTCACCACCTTAGTAACCCTGTCGAGGTAGAATTGCCCTATCACGTCGATACTGCTGAGCCTCCCCGGAAGGTGATGGCCTATCTTGTTGTTACCAAGATAGACAGCACCATGTCCTGTAATATTTCCTCCGATGTGCATCAGCAATACATCTCCCTCTTGGAGACTTGCTAGCGGAACTTCTGAGAAGCCGGCCTTTGCGAAGTTATCTAAGTAAATCTCCTGATTCTTTTTCCAGAAGTATTCTTCTCTTGCAAAATCGGGGATGTAAATCTTCTTCTCTTGTAGATACCAATCCTTGATGAAGCTGTAGCAGTCTGTTACGTGCCAGATATATTTTCTTCCGTACAGGGCATCTGCTTGCTTCTCTCCACGAAGCCACTCTATTTCGGCCTCACCTGATTGGAGGCCCACAAGCATCCAAGGAATACCTTGTATCTTCTGAAAAGCAACATCTGTCTCACTGAAGACAGTTGGGTGGATAGTGTGGCTGTGGACTACGGCGATAATCTCCCCGCTGTCAGATGCCTTGGCAAACTCCAAGGGGTGAATGGCGAAGAATGAATTCTTATTGCCTGCTACATTCTCGCAGGGAATCCACTTGTGCCTCCCCTTAACCACAGTAACAAATCCGCAGGCCTCTTCAGGAAACTTGCTCTTGCAATAAGCGATAATCTCTTCTACAGGAAAGTCATTAGCCACTATTCACCTCTTGCTTAAATATCCACCAGACCAGCTCCCGGAAAGAAACTTCCACGAAGATCTCCGTTTTCCCCAAACCTGAGTTTGCATCCTTTTACAGTTTTACTGCACATGTCTTCAGATAAGACTGTTGTCACCTCGTCATTAGACTTGGCAACTGGAACACCTGTGTAGCCGCACTCTTCTCCACGATAAAGCCACGAGCATGTTCCGGCAATAATCTGTCTTTTAGGGAGCATCACACCTTGTAAATCTAGGCTACTCCCAAGCTCAAACTCGATAGCAACCTTATTCTCACCTGTCTTGCGAACAACATAAAAGATGTCATCGTTGAAGTGTTCGTTAGGATTGGCCGTAGGATTTCCATCAGTAAAGTTAGCAGCATCAAGATACATCGCCAAAGTACGTCTGCGTGTCACCTTGCAACCAACTAAGTCATTAAACTGGCGAACAACCGTGGAGAACACTCCACTAATATTCGCAAGAGATAGCTTAGGACGGGGAAAGGTTGTCCCACTCATTTCAAAACCTGTTACTTGCAGCGGCAATGGAAGATAAGTCTGTCCTTGCCAGATAACTCCTGTCTTAATCTCATTTGTTCCTGCGTGGAAATGACTGATGCCACCCCCACGAAGTGTTGTATCAATCTCAAATAGTTCTATCACGACTGATTGATCAAACCGTTGCAGCTCTCCTAGAAGACTCATGGCAGGGCTACCTCTGGCACTTCACGGAATGTACACGTGATAGTGTGCCAAGCAATTTCATCAAATACTTCTGAGTGTTCTTCACACACCCACACAGCAGCATACCCGTTAGGATCAGTCCAGTTGAAGGACTCTACACCGCCACGAGCGTTAAGGAACGTATCTAGGGATGTAATGAAGTCGATGTCACGTCGGAATGTTAAAGACCATTCCTTGAGTTTTGTGTTAAGTCCTGCTGCACGCCGGACTTCATAACCATCTCCAAACTGATGCTTAATTATTCGTTGCTTCTGTATCTTCGCTGCAGAATAATCTGGTGACGCGACAAGTGATGCCATTATTGTTCTCCTTCGTTTATTACTAATTTTAACACACAAATACTCATAAGTCAATACTTAGAAGGAAATAAAAGAGGGGCCGAAGCCCCTCTCTGTGCTATGATGCCTCCCGTGGTAGAAGCAGGCCTAGTTTCTCATTTGGACGGTCGCCATACAACTTTTCAGATGCATCATCGTATGCTCGGGCAGCGGCTTCTTCTGAGGAGAATCGACCAATATTTATGTGCACCTTTTCTTTTGCGATCCCGGCCTTCCACTTGTCTCGATTTTTATCCCAAGTAACTCCCTTGTATTTTGAGGAAGAGTTTCTATGTTTTCTAGTATTGTGGCTCTGGACTGTTTGTGTCTCCCAAGAACAGTTCTCAGGTGTGTAGTTCCCATTCGGGTCTGTTCTTTCAATCTTAAGACCTTCTTTAAATGTCTTGAACATATCAAAATAGAACGTCTCAAAAGAGTTTCTCCACGACGGGCAGACGGTTATTCCTCGGCCGCCGTAGTCGGGATACGCTTCACAGGTCTCTGAGTAGCACCTACGAATCATATCATAGTAGCTAACATAGAAAGGGTGGTCCGATGATCCAACCAACACACTGATCGAAGAGACTTGTCTCACTCTTTCCCCTTTTGGAGTGATGCCGCGACAGCCACAGGATTTTGTTTTACCGTTGGATATGTCTCTTAATCGAATTGCCTTTGTTTTACCGCAAGAACAAATACACTCTACTACGATACGAGAGGATAGCCCATCCTTAACTCTCGGGAGTTCTTTCACAATAGTGAGGTTTTTTATAGTCCTCCCAATAAAATCTTCTGCAAATATCGTCTGTTTTGCCATAGTTCCTCCTGATTGAATATAGGCATTGTATCACAAAACAGACGAACAATCAAGCGGAAAGCAGTCCTCCGGGACGTTTCTCATTTACAATTACGTCACGAATCTTGGCTGCGAGGGCTATTCCGATGGCCTTAGCGTCCTTTGCATCCGTTCCAGAAGAAGTGGTTGTGGTTTCTCCACCTGATGCAACACTTACGTTAATTTGTATGGTGTCGCCTCCGTTAGAGCCACCCACAGCCTGAACCCCGAGATCCCCGTTTGCGGTACGGGCCAGAGGAAAAACGCCCTCTCCGGGGCTTCCCGGCTTTTCACCTAGCACGTTCAACGTTCCCCCACTAGCAAACATTGTAGGCTTGTTATAGACGCCGTTCAGCAAACCTCCCTTGGCATATTTGGTTACCCCGGAAGAATCAAATGTTCCTCCTTGAGCATATCCTGTCATGCCAGTGGAGCCAGAGGCTGTGAATCCTCCTCCGGGATTACTTGCCCCGCTTCCTG